AAATCTATTTCAGATACATTTACTCCTGGCGATAATTGAAATCCCATAACTTATACTCCTTGTTAGTAAAATAGAAAATATCTTTCATGCAAGTATTTATAATTTTGGTATTTTATGTTTAATAATAAAATGCTGCAGGTTGAACAGTTTCCCATAAATCTCCATCTTCTAATGTAAATCTATCCATTAATGGGTTACTAAATTGTGGCATAGGCGGAACATCAATATCATCTTCTTTAATATAATTATTTTCTATTTGTAATCTTTTGCGAATATCTGTAGAAGATAATTCTATAAATAATTTTTGAGTAGATAACCAAGCAAAAATGACAAGAGTCATTGCTAAATCATCATTTGCACCTTCTTCAGCTGCAAATGAATTATTTGTTGCAATAAATCGAGTTAGTTCATATATTGTTTCGCTAGAATTAATTCGTAATTTATCAGTTTCAATTAACGTTTTTAATGTAGTACACCCAACACGTTTTACTAATGGACTCATATTGACGCCATTTTGTGTTGCTTTACCGTTTTCGCTTATTTGTTGAGCTTTTTTATTTCCAGCATAAACTTTTAATACATTTTCATATTCTAAATCTTGAAATAGAGTATCTGCTACCGTTGGATTATTATTTACCTCAATTAATACATATGCGTTGTTGTAATATTCTCCAGCCATTTTAATAATATCTGGAAATAACATTGGATGCAATTGATTATTTCTATATGTAGCTACTTGAGTATATGGAATTGTTGATACATCAAAAATAGAAAATGCGGCATAATCTAAGTTTTTCCCTTCTGAAACGTCAACAGTCATTGCATAGATGTGATCTTTATCTATTTGTTTTTTCGTTTCTTCATCAAATGATTCTTTAACTGGAGGAATAAATACATCCATTTCATTTGGAATTGTTATTCCGGAGAATATTTCATCATCTGTATCTAATGGATCTATTGCAACAAGAGTTTGTAATTTAGATCCGTCGATTAATGTATTTGTAGAACCTAAAAATTCGCAACCAAATTCTTGGTTAAACTGACGAGCAGAAGTATTTCTAATCGTAGTTTCTTTCCAGTTTTCATCGCGCCCTGGAACTCTAGACCAATGAATATCAACAGCTTTATAATCACTCTTTTTACTTACTGCATCCATCCACATTTTGTAGTATAAATTCATACCACGAGGAGTAGATACAATAATAATTTTTGTAGTTTTACCTGATGAAATTACAGGATATGTTGAAGTAAAGAATTCTTCTGCTAAGTTATTATGAACGTGAGCAAACTCGTCCATAAATACAAGGTTAAATGATCCGCCACGAACAGAAGAAGCAGCAGTAGAAGCTGCTAACATCTTAGAACCATTTTCTAACTCAATACTACCTTTATTCCATATAACAATACCTTGTTGTAGCCACATAGGTAAATTTTCATATGCTAATTGGTATCTAGATAGAATCTCAACAGCTAATGATTTTTTATTGGCAGTAATAGCAATGTTATAATTTTCAGTAAATAGCGATAACCATAAAAGATAACCAACAGATGTGGTGGTTTTACCTGATTGTCGACCAATTCTTACAATAGAAAATCTATTCTCATGAAATGCTTGAACCATTTCTTCTTGGTAATCATGCATATCAAAATAAACAAGACCTTCATCAAGATTAATAATTTTTACATAATTTCTAATAAAATATATTGGATTATTAATACATTTTCTAATCTCATCTCTTTGGAATTCATCAAATTCCCAATTTTCAATGCCTGCTCTTCTTAAATTAGGGTTATCTCTATAATATAATTTATTACTGCCTTCAAAATCAATCATTCAGTATTCTCATTTTTAATAGATCTTATTAAATCTTTTGTGGATCCAACGAAAACTGCATTTTTTATATTTTGTGTAACGGTTTCTTTTTTTCCGGTAATGTCGCGCATTTTCTTTTGAACTTCTAGTAGTTCTTTTGATGCATCAACAACAGTTTTGATCATATTACCTGCGACTTCAAAATCGCGAGCTTTTTCTGATTGCCTAGCAATAGCTAACATATCATCAATTGCTTCAGTTCCTTTTGATATTAATATATCGATACTTTCGCGGGTTCTTTCGTAATCAGTTTTTAAATCATGATCGAGTAATGTTGAAAGGTCATGCGTTGATTCTACAGGTAAAAATTCTGCAAATTCAGTTTCTTCTTCTGTCACCGGTGAAGGAACGTTAAATAAATCCTCCATCGTTCTATTAAATTTACTCATAAGTTATATTGTTTTATCAATTATTACTACATCTAATGCATATGGACCAATTGGTGGAAAAGTATTTGGAGTTGGAGTTATTGATGTTGCATAAACTAATCCGCTTTCGGGTAATTCTCCTATAAAATATTCTGCAGATCCTGCAACATTTCTTAGTAATGCGTGTTTAGTAAATGAGCCTATTACATTTGACACAGATAATATTTTTGTATATTTATCCCATGAAGCCACTGTTGCTTTTGCTGAAGCTGTGTCATAATTATATCCTTGATATATATTTTCCCCTCCAACAAAATCACCGAATCCATCAATTAATTTTAAATTAATGTAAGTATAATTTTGAGGAATATACATATTTGTATTCGCAGTTAAAATTGGAATATATGTTAATGGCGGTTGGTAAATAAAACTTCTGGCTGTAAATGTTAACGTTCTAAATACAGATCTAACTGGAGAATCAAATGAACCTGTTGAATCTTCTTCTTCGGAATCTCCATTAAATGTTACGGGTATAGTTTTAATTATACCTGCTTCCGGAACCATAACGATACGCATATTATAATCCGGTTGAAAATGCGACAAAATATATTCCATTATTTGATTGGCATCTTCAATATTTCTTGTGTACAATATTAATTCAAAATTAAAATTATATGGAATAGGTGAATTAACATAAGTATCTCCTAATCCAGCGCACCCCATCAATTTATTTACAGGGTTTAATTTTCTATCTACATCATACTCCATGGTCGTTAACCCATATTCAATACGAGGTAAAGTTATTTGGACTTTTTCGCGCGAAATATCTAATCTTTTTACATATTTTTCTTTATCGCCATAGATAATAGGAACTATCATTCTTTCTACTTCTATCCCATTATCATCGTATTTTATTAATGGAATATCTTTAAATAAACTAGCAAATGCAATGGTAGTTTTTCTTATTGATTGTAATCTATATGTCATATTTTACCCTTAGTATTTTAAACTACCAAAACCTTGTGATGAGTCTAAGAATCCAATAACTTCATTAAATATTGGTAAATTATCGAATTGAGATTCACGAATTTTCGTATCAACGACAGTTAATAAATAGCTAGAATTACTTGTTTGACCAACAATAGATCCTGCTGTGTTAGAGAATTCCCCTTTGGTATTCATTACAACTAATATTGTATTTGCTGCATCCCAAGAAACTACTTCAGCTTGAGCTAATTTATTATTTGCAGCTCCTTGATAAATAATTTCGCCAGCCACGTAATTACCGGTTCCATTTTGAACGTCAATTATCGTTTTATATGCTTCAATAAGTTCTATTTCATCAATAAACTCAATACCAGTATCAAGGCTTTCGTCATTATATTTGAACGGTTCAAGAGATAATTCGTAATAAAATGGTCTTATTCTACCTAGAGTATATAAATCTTTTGATGTGTTAACAAACTTAATTTCAAATAATTCGCCTGAATCTTTAAAAAATGGAATAAAAATTAAATTTCCTTCCTTTGGAACTTCGAACTGATTATTAGTTCGTTTCATAAATTCTTTAAAGGTAAATTGAATTTTAGTCTGGTTTCTTACTTCCAATCCAAATTTAGAAAAGAAATCCTGTTCGTCTCCATAATCCATTGTATTGACAAGATACATATCCATTTTATACGCGTCATCAAAATGCTTTAAAGGATCGTCTCCATAGATCAAATCTCGTCCTTCAACGTTCGTATTTGGAATATAGTACCCGCTAAAGCCTTGGATATTTATCGCCTCGTTGTAGAGATCCTCAATTAAATTTATCTCGACTGCAGGTTTACCATAATTCTGAAAATATTTACTTGGCATAATGTTTATCCAACTAAAAATTGAACAGGCAATTCGTATCTATCTTGCATTTCAGTTTCTAATCTTTGAATATCTGCTGTTGCCTCATCATATGTTTCTTTTCCGTTTAATGTTAATCCACCTGGAAGTTGAATACCGCCAAATTTTTTCATATTATCACCCCATTGACGTTTAAACAATGAAGTAACGTATTCTTTTAGCCAACGGTCATTATAAACGCTTTCATATGTTTCTGGATCAATAGCTTTATATCCTTCTGCAATTACATTAGTACCAACTGGTATTTGAGCAGAACCCCAACCCCAATCAACATATAACTTACGAGTATGCCTTTGAAATCTAATTGGAACGTCTCCAGTAAACATCTCGCTTAAATTTTGGAGATGTTGCATTGTAATAGAGAAATTAGTATATGACGTCGATGTAAAATCATATAATTCATGGAGGCGAAGTTGATATCTTAAATCAAACATATTATTTTTTGTAATTGTATCATTAAGAGGAAATACTCTTGTAATACCTAAAATGCCTGGATCGACATTAAAATACCTTTGATTAACATCTTCTTGTGTAATTACATGCATCCAATAAAAAGATTCAGTTGCATCATAATGGTAATCTTGATAGAATTGTAATGCATCATCTATTCTATCTTCTAATTGATTATCATCAACATTTATCTTTATTACTGGAGCACCTAATCTTCTTAGAGCATAATCTTTTAATTCATCTCTTGTTGTAACATGTGCCATGGAAAATCCTTTTATTTTAAACTTTATTATCTATTTATAATAAAAGGATTATTTTAAAATAATGCTTTTTT